ATAGACTCATCAAGAAAGAAATTAAAGACGGAATTATTCCAGATCCTATGGCTCAACCAGTCGATCCTGCAACTGGAGAACCAATGGATCTTGGTCAACCCGTCATGGAACCTGACTTAGAAGCACAGGCACAATCAACTGAAGCACCAGAATTGCCGAAAGGAGGAGAGATCTGATTTGACTGAAACTACTAATGTACATCCAGAGATCGCAGAGATCGACTGGATCGATGATGCTTTTTATGTAGAAGAAACTCGTTTTATGTGGAAGAGTGTTCGTAAAGACACTGGAAAAGATTTTTTGTTTGGTTTAACTAAAGATGCTGTTATTACCATGACACGTTGGCACCTTAAATGTGAACAAGAGGGTACACTTGACCAATACTCTAGAGTTATTGGTGATGCATTTGTTGGTGGGAAACTCTAATGTACGACGAGTTTGATGATTATGATCCCCTAGAAGAGATGGATTGGTATGTCCAATTAAACATGGGAATTGATGAACTTCGCATGTTTTATAGTCACATTTGCTATGCCATTGAAACTTGGCCTGGAGCTCCGAGAAGACCATATGAAGAGCAAGAGTATTTAAAATCATTAAAATATAAGACTTATGCGATGCTTTTAGAGTATCAACGTGATCAAGGAAATTTATAGTTTATAAATACTATCTGATGTTACTCTTATAACATATTTTCATGGATGATTTAATGGATATGATTGTTGCTGATGAATCCCCCTCTGACATTAGTGATAAAATCAAAGAAGTTCTCTATACCAAGGCTGCTGAAAAGGTTGACAATACTCGACCAAATGTAGCACTTTCTATGTTCGATACCGAGCAAGAAACTGAGGTAGAGGCTGAAACTGATGCTGAAGAGTAATTATAAATAAAAATAAATGACCCGAGTATATCAATGACTATAAGACCAGTAGGAGCGGGAGCTTCTGTCAATATCACTGGAACCGCAACAACGTCCTCTGCTTTTAGAGTGCAGACCAATGCATTGCGTGTTGTTGCAAAAGTAAAGGGTTGTCACATTGCAATTGGAACAGATCCAGTTGCAACTGCTACAAATTTCTATGTTGCTGCAGACGAACCTGAAACTATTGCACTAACCAAAGCATCGCAAGTAGTTGTTGGTGTTACCAAAGGATCAACCACAGTTATTACTGCACCAGAAGGAACTCAAATGCCTTTTGGTATTGGTGATAGAGTTACGATGACTGGTGCTAATGACTCCAATTACGACACTGTAATTTCTAACACTCAAGTCACTGCTGTAAATACAACTGCTGGTTTTGATGGTAACTTCCAAACCTCAATAACAGTTGAGGCCGATACTTCTGGTATTAGCACTGCATTTACTGCAAACTCTGGAGCAGCAATTTTCTCATCTCAAAGAATTTCGGTTCTTCAAGGTAAGGCTGATGCTGGTGGCGGTGGAGCACTTTATTTCCAACAAGTTCAACGAGCATAAACAAATGAAACTCATCAGGGAAGAAATTGAATCAGTAAAGGTTATCACCGAAGGTAAGGGTGCCGAAAAGAAACTCTATATTGAGGGTCCTTTTCTGCAAACTGAAAAGGTAAATCGTAACCAAAGAATGTATCGTCTTCCAACGATGCAAAAAGAGGTTGCAAGATACGCCGAAAACTACATTTCTAAAGGTCGTGCTCTTGGGGAACTGGGTCACCCCGATGGTCCTACCGTTAATCTCGACAGAGTTTCGCATAAAATTGTTTCTCTTACTCAAGAGGGTAACAACTTTATTGGAAAAGCACAGATTCTCTCTACCCCGATGGGTAAAATCGCAGAGTCACTTTTGAAAGAAGGTGTTACTCTCGGTGTTTCCTCTCGTGGTATTGGTTCAATCTCCCAAAACAAAGAGGGAGTCATGGAAGTCGGTGAAGACTTCATGTTAGCAACGGCTGCTGATATCGTTGCAGATCCATCTGCACCTGATGCATTTGTTCAGGGAATTATGGAAGGTAAAGAGTGGGTTTGGGACGGTGGAATCCTCCGTGAAAAACTCGCTGAAAATGCTAAAAAGTCGATAAACACTTTGGTTGACCAAAGACGTTTAGAGGAACATAAGTTAAATTTATTCAATGAGTTTCTAAATTCATTGTAATTTATTAATTTATAAATAAATATAGATTAAATTCGTACAAGGTTCGGAGAGTTCAAATGTCTCGTGGAGATTTACAAGAAATGGAAGTAGGCACAAAGCAATCCAAAACCGCTGTAAATGCCAAAGGAGGCGCAGCGGACGCAATGGATACCTCAGTCGCAGGTTCATACGAAGATCTTGGTGGACCTACACCAGATAACTACAAGCCCGATGATGATTCGGCAAAACTTAAAACCCCTGGCACATCCCTTAAGCAAGTTAAGGATGTTGTCAATAAGGGTGCTAAGCCAGCTGAAGCAGCAAAAGGCATGAAGGAAGAAGAAGAACTCGATACCGAAGCCGTTGTCGAAGAAGATCAGGAAGTCACCGATGAGGTGGTTGCCGAAGAAGAGACCACAGAAGAAGAAGTAGTTTCTGAAGAAGAGACTACCGAAGAAGAAACGGTCGAAGAAGAAGTCGTCGCTGAGTATGACATCGAAGAAGATGTCACTGCTCTTCTCCAAGGTGAAGAACTCTCTGAAGAGTTCCAGGAGAAAGCACGCACCATCTTTGAAACAGCAATTACTGCAAAGGTTGCTGAAGTCAAAGAATCCCTGGAAGCACGCTATTCCGAAGTTCTCGCTGAGGAAGTTGAGGACATTAAGAAGGAACTCAACGAGCGTGTCGATTCTTATCTTGAGTACGTTGCTGAAGAGTGGTTCACTGAGAACCAACTTGCAGTTGAAGCAGGTCTCAAGACTGAGATGACCGAATCATTCCTCACTGGAATGAAGAGTCTTTTTGAAGAACATTATGTAACTATCCCTGAAGAAAAATATGATGTGCTTGAGAGCATGGTAGAAAAACTAGATGACATGGAAACAAAACTCAACGAGCAAATTGAGAAGAATGTTTCCCTTAACAAGCGTCTCGCAGAGTCGGTTGCTGATGGAATCGTAGATCAAGTCTCTGAAGGTCTTGCACAGACTCAGAAAGAGAAGCTCGCTTCACTTGCCGAAAGTGTAGAGTTTGAAAGTGAAGAATCTTATCGTGAAAAACTGGAGACATTGAAGGAATCATATTTCCCTTCAAAAGGAGTATCTCCATCAGCTAAGAAAGAGAACATCTCTGAGGGTGTTGACAGTTCACCCGAATCTGTACAAGGTTCCATGGCTGCATACCTGAAAACTCTTTCAACATTTAGCAAATAACTGAATTTAACATTAAATCAAACGTAAACATCAATTAGGTACACGCAAATGTTCCAATCCGAGCATCTGCAGGAAAAGTGGGCACCTCTCCTCAACTATGAGGGTCTTGAAGAAATCAAAGATTCCCATAAGAGAGCTGTTACCGCTACCCTGCTTGAAAACCAAGAAAAGTTTTTAAGAGAGCAAAATGCTTTCGCTGAGTCCGGTTCATTCCTGACTGAGCAACCCACCAACTCTGGTGGTAACCCACAAGGCTTCTCCGGTGCTGCTACTGCATCCGGTCCTGTTGCTGGTTTCGACCCCGTACTGATCTCCTTGATCCGTCGCTCGATGCCTAACCTGGTCGCTTATGACCTCGCAGGTGTTCAGCCAATGTCCGGTCCTACTGGACTCATCTTCGCAATGCGCTCACGCTATCAGACTCAATCTGGTACTGAGGCATTCTACAACGAGCCAGATTCCGCATTCTCTGGTCGTGACAGCGCATCCAACGCAGAGACCGGCATGTCCGATCCTCTCGCTGGTATGGGTACTACCGCTCAGTCCGGTACTAACCCCTCTGTCCTTAACCCAGTTGGTTCCGCATCCTCCCTCGGCTACAGAGTTGGTCAGGGTATGCGTACTGACGACGCTGAGGCACTTGATGGCACTGGCAACAATGCCTTCAACGAAATGGCTTTCTCGATCGAGAAAGTTACTGTCACCGCCAAGTCAAGAGCCCTGAAGGCAGAGTACTCCTTAGAACTCGCCCAGGACCTCAAGGCAATCCATGGTCTGAACGCTGAAGCGGAACTCGCCAACATTCTCTCTACTGAGATTCTGGCTGAGATCAACCGTGAAGTCATCAGAACCATCTATAAGGTTGCTGAGCAAGGTGCTGTACAGAACACCGCTACCGCTGGCGTATTCGACCTCGACATCGACTCCAACGGCAGATGGTCTGTTGAGAAGTTCAAGGGTCTCCTGTTCCAAATCGAGCGTGATGCTAACGCAATCGCACAAAGAACTCGTAGAGGAAAGGGCAACATCATCATGTGCTCTGCTGACGTTGCGTCTGCACTGACCATGGCTGGTGTGCTCGATTACACCCCTGCACTCAACGCTAACCTGAACGTTGATGACACCGGCAACACCTTCGCCGGAACCCTGATGGGTAAATTCCGTGTCTACATCGACCCATATGCTGCTAACCTGACTTCTGCTAACGCAACTCCAGGTAACCAGTACTACGTCGTCGGTTACAAGGGTACTTCCCCTTATGACGCTGGTCTGTTCTATTGCCCATATGTTCCCCTCCAAATGGTTCGTGCCGTTGGAGAGAACTCCTTCCAGCCCAAGATTGGCTTTAAGACCCGCTACGGCATGGTCGCTAACCCATTCGCTGAGGGAACTAACCAAGGTCTGGGTGCTCTGCACGTTAACCAGAACCGCTATTACAGAAGAGTTTCCGTTAAGAACCTTATGTGATATAATATCCTTACGTGTGAAGGAAGTGCTAGAGGGGTCTTCGGACCCCTCTTTTTTTATCTAAATAAGAATACGGATAAAATATCTAAAATGAAACAAACACCTAGAGAAACCAGAGAAGCTCTGGAAAAATATAATTTAGTTGTTGAGCATTTAATTCAAGAGGGTTATGCCCAGGATCAAGAATCTGCAGACCACATCATCACAGGTATGAGTGAAGAGTGGTATACTATGATTGTAAACCGATGAAATCCTTAGGTGATTTCCTTAGTGAAGCAAACAAATGTCCTAAAGGATATTACTTTGACGATAAGTCAAAATCTTGCCAACCTAAGAAGTCGGTTAAGATAAAGTCTTATGGATATCCTAGGTTTGGTGGCGGATCAAAAAACGGTAACGGAGACCATGGTACAAATGGGAACTCTGGGAATGGCAATGGAAATGGTAACGGTGGCAATGGCGGTCACGGTAATGGTGGTGGGGGTAATGGTGGTAATGGGGGCGGTGAATGAAAATTTTTAAAGGGTCTAAGTAATGGCAAAAGCAAACCCGTATGGTCAGATAGAAAACAGGAATTTCTTGGCACCTGTAGGATTTAAGTTCTCTATGAGGAGAAGTCCTAAGGTTGCATTTTTCTGTCAATCTGCAAACATTCCAGACTTAAGTCTTGGAGTCGCTGTGCAACCAAACTTCTTAAGAGATATTCCAACACCTGGAGATAAGATTGATTTTGGTGATCTAAATCTAACTTTTTTGGTTGATGAAAATCTTGAAAACTTTATGGAAATTCAAAATTGGATTCGTGGCTTAGGGTTTCCTGACGAGAATCAAGAATTCAGGGATCTTGAAAAAGCAGCAGATCATAGAGGTCCATACGCTAAAGATAAGAGAAATGTCTTTTCGGATGGAACACTTCAAATCTTAAGCAGCAATTTAGTTCCTAAGTTCAATGTCAACTTTAAAGACTTGTTTCCATATTCTTTGACAACTTTGAACTTTGATGCTACCGATACAGACATTCAATACTTTACAGCTGACGTAAGTTTCAAGTATACTAGTTACACACTGACTGATTTAGAGAACAACAAATTATGAGCATTGATCTTGATTCAATTCAAGAGATGTGGGAAAAAGATTCAAAAATAGATCCAGACAATTTGCATACTGAATCTCTAAATATCCCATCTCTTCATGCAAAATATTTTGAACTATATAATACCGTCTTTCTTCTGAGAAAGAAAGCAGAACAACAAAGAAAGAATATTCGTCACGAGAGGTATGAATACTTTAGTGGCAAAGCAGATC